GTAAAATACTGTACAACACCTTCCGATGATATACCTGACCATGTTGATATAACCAAACTTAAGAATATATTAATAAATGATTATAAAAAGGATCTTGAAAAATGTAAGAGTAAAACATGGTTAAATTATTTGTGGTTTTGTCATTTAGTTTCTTCCCAACTCATGCACAATATTCAACAAACAAGAGACCCTTATGAATTTAGTTTTTTCAATTGTGGTGTACCAAATTGGCTTACAATAGTAGGTGGTGGTTATAATAATCATAATGAGAATAATTCCAAGCCATACTTTACAATGATAATAACAAGTCATCCTAATGATTATACAACTGTGTATGGTGATTTGATGAAAATTAGATTAAAGGATGATAATTGGTTAATTGTTACCAAGTGGTTTAGACTACCTGTTTATAAATTTACACATATAAGAGACTCATTTTACTCAGTTTTGTCAACAACAATGTGTGATTATAATGAAAATAGGGATGTCAAAGATGATTATATTAATGAAATGTCTGCCATAAAATCCCTGATAGCAACAACAACAAATCAACAAGCATGTGAATTATTGATGGATATGAGGTATGCTTATATGTCTGCATTTTCGTCTCATACAAATATAGGGAAATTATTAAAAACAAAATTTGCACCACCTTATCATGATCATTTATGTACATGGATCGTTGAAAGATGTCTTAATAATTTGTGTGAAATTACCAAAACTATAATAGATGGTAGTGGTGTCACCAACATTGTACCTGATTATGCATCAAATAGGAGAATAACTGAAACAATTGGAGGTAAAGTTAATATACCATCTTTATGGACAAAAATGAACTGTAATTCCATAGATATGATTATGGAGGAAGCATTTATTTATGTTTTAACACTAAAAGAACCATCTTGTATATATCATGAAAAAATAAATGCTATAAATACTATTTTAAATTATCAGAAGAAATATGACGATCAATTACCTGAATATTCCAAAGGTTATTTTAAATTTAAAGAAGTAAATAACTTTTTATTGAATAGATTGGAAAATGACATTGGTTTTTCAAGAGATTTTGTTTATCATTCGTTTACACATTTATTGAACATTATAAAACCAGATTATAATAAGATAATCAGTGAGGTATTATCTGAATGCTTTTCTGTAATAGTGAGTACAAAAGCCGTGATTCATAGTATTGAAAGAGAATATGAACCTAAG